GCGTAGGTACGTATCAAGTGACGGGTACGCAGACTGTCGCTTCCACGACCATCACTACGAGCGCGAAGAACTTTGCCCTGGATAACTGTGACATCGCTGACAACAGTGCGGTGCTGAACTTCTTGAACATCCTCGGCACCAGTACTACGGTGAATGCCGCGGACGGCTTGTCAATGACCAGGAATACCATCACTCTGCGGACAGCGGCAGGCGCAGCCACGCTTTTCATCCCCGGCGCAACGGCGGATAGAGTGACCATTGCGGATAACTACTACACCGCCCTAACAACGGGTACGGGTGCAGTGATTCCGAAGGCCGCGATTGTCCTGACGAATTTCCAACTCTTGCGGAATACATTCGTCCTGACAAACGCAGCGGCTACGGCGACGGGTTACCTTATCACGACCTCAAGCACCACGGACACCGGCTACATTGATGGGAACAAGGACTTCTGCCTTGCGAACACGACATATCTCAGCTCGCTTGCGGTGACCGCCGGCTCGGGGCTGCGGTTTGGGTTGAATTACCACAGTCGTACTGCGGATAAGTCGCCGGGTGTGGTCCTTCCGGTTGCGGACACCTGATCTCCTATTCACCCTTACCGAGGGGCTTCGGCCCCTCATAGGAGTACATCATGCGTCCTATCGCAACAAGACTCTCTGCCGCGGGGTACTCCCCGTGGATTCCTCTTAATCGACTGCAGGTGGCAAATGCAGTCGCCATGAACGTTAAGTTCTCGAGCAATAAGAACTTGACTGCGACCGTCCAGTACACGATGGACGATCCAAACAGTACGGCGACGGATGCCGGATTTTCTTCTGCGAACCTCACGCAAAACTTCACCATGTCGCGGGCGACGACAAGCCTTTCCATCACGAAGACCAATCATGGGCTTTCGGTGGGGGACTGGGCACAGTCGTGGGGGAATGGCGGAGCGCCGCTGAATGACGAGTGGCGAGCGATTGCAAGCATCACTGATCAAAACACCTTCGTCGTGACGGTGGCGAATAGTGGGTTGACTGCCCCCACGACGAACGGGACGGGGTGGCTGCAGACAGCGCGGGTGAACAATCATGCGCAGCTCGTCTCGCTGACCGCTGACGCTTCAGGGAACTTCTCATATCCCGTGTGGGGAGTGCGGTTGTACGTGCCTACGTGGGTAGCAGGCTACGTCGATCTGGAAGTGATGCAAGGATTAGGGAGCTAACCATGCCAGGATTGAGCCCAACAAGCGGTTTGAGTGCGAACGGAGTTGTTTACGCCTACGATTCGGCAGGTACTCCTGTCGGATTAGTTCTTGCCGCTTCCACAAACATTAACTTCACCCCAGCTGCTAGTGGACTGTTTTTCGGCTCGTATGTGGCAAATGCGGTAGTGACCAGCGGGACCAAAACAGTCACGTCAGCGACTGCGGCATTCACCTCAGCTGATATCGGGAAAATAGTTGCGATCTCTGATCCTCTGACCGGCGCAAATTTCTTCGCCGGCACAATCGCGACGATTAATAGCGCAACGTCAGTTACGCTTACAGCAGCGGCTAATGCACCCGCTTCTTGGTCGAACGGGTATATGCTGTGGGGGTTTGATAACTACGCTCGCCTTACCACACTGCTTACCGCAGCTGCGTTGCAAACAACTCTTCCTGCCGCGGTAGGGTCTAACAACGGTGTTTTGAACTTACCTGGCGGTATCTTCATGGTAAGCCAAGGGGTCGTAATCCCTGATGGCGTTGCTGTGCGGGGAGCGCAGAATTGCGCTGGTACCTATATCACACCGTCAAGTATTGGGACAGTGATCTGTGCAGGCGGGGCGGTAAGTTTTCCGACTACGTTTGTCGTGCAGCTTGGAGTTGGCACAGTCGCGTCAACGCAGATGGTTGCGAAGATGGAGCGGTTGGCCGTCAATGGCATGAACTTTGTCGCCAACAACGTGCTGGCTCGGGGCTGGGCCGCGCAAATAATGTTCTGCCGTGCGTGGGGTGCGGCGACAGCGTCGGTGCTCTGCGACGGGAACGTGCAAAAGATTCTTTACAACGACATCGTTCAGCAAAATAAGGGTTACAGTCTCGACCTGCTGAACGCAAAAGACATCCTCGTTCAAGGTAACGAGATTCACGGCGCTGCTGGTGCGAGCGCGGGTAATCCGACCGCATGCTTGCGCATTCGCGCAACGACAGTGGTTGGCGATCTTCAGATATTTGATAATCACTTTTGGGTTGAATCACCAATTGATGTCAACCGTCCGGCGCAACTGATTTCGATGACCGGAACCGCGGCACTGCTGCTATACACAAACATAAGTCGCAACATATTCGATACGCCATATGGGCATGCGATTAGCATGGTGCCTGACGCGAGTTCAACGTTTCTAGGGATCACGATCGACAACAACCAGTACATTCTCAACGATGTGTCATTCCCTGACGCCACGTTCGATTTTGTCAATGTCACCACAGTCGGTGGCTCGACTGTTCTTGCGCTCAAGATCGCTAACAACTTCGGATCGAATCTAAATGGCAATGCAAATTCTTGGATCAACGCATATAACCCCGTAGGTGCTGGCGCCTTTTCGCAGATCCTGGTGTCGAACAACCAGATGCGAAACTGCGCAAAGGTAGTTCCTGTTAGCACTGCAGTCGATTGCGGCAACACGAACAATTCTGTGGTCACGAAGGCGGGCGTAAAACTGCTCTCGTCGAACCGGGGGCGCAGCACACAAAGCGGAAATGGCGCAACAACTGTATTCAACATTGCGCATTTGCTGTCAGACACGCCGCAAACGTGGTCAGTAGTCCCGCGTGTTGCACTCGCCGCGCCAAACTTTATTGTGACAGCGGATGCGACAAATTTGATTGTCACTTACGCAACAGCACCGCCAAGCGTGGCGAGCAACGTCGATCTTACGTGGTCAGCTGAGCAATGACCACTCCCAACACCAACACTCCCTACGCCATCATCACCGATGCGTACTTTGACGCCGGGAAGATCAAGGCGGGGCAGGTGCCGTCAAGTGAGATGCTCGCCTCGGGGATGCGGCGGCTTATCGATCTCGTCAACGTCATGCAGACGGAAGGGATTAAGCTCTGGACAATCGTGGATACCCCCGTCCCTCTTACCGCGACCGTCGCTTCGTACACGTTCTCCCCCGGCGGCAGTGTCGACATGACGAAGCCTCTCCGTGTGGTGGATGGGTACTACGTTGATGCGAGCGATAATCGCCGCCCGATCTACTCTCTCGCGTGGGCGGACTGGATCAAGCTTCCTCAGCCAACTGCCGGCGGGGCAGTCACGCAGTACTTTGTAGACAAGCAGGCGACGCAGCTCGTTGTTCACTTCTGGCTCACGCCGGATACGGAGGCAGCCCTTGGTACAGCGCATGTCCTTCTCCAGACGCAAATTACGAACCCCACGAACCTCACCGAGACGATGGTGTTCCCGCCAGAGTGGAAGATGTATCTCCACTGGGGTCTTGCGGATGAACTAGCGACGGGGCAGCCGCAGTCGATTATGCAGCGCTGCCAGGGGAAGGCGGAAGTGTATCGGCTCAAGCTACTCGACTGGGACGTGGAAGATGCGCCGACCTCTTTCGCCCCTGACTCCCGCTACTCGATGGGTTCGAGGTTCCGGTGAACGAAACTGTTGACATCCCGAAGCGTCTTCCCCTTGTTGCCACGCAGGCGAACAGGGACGAGTCGACCGGACAGGACTCCCGTCTGATCAACGCGTATGTGGAGAAGCTTGCCGACGGCTCGGGCTATCGCGTGTACAAACGGCCAGGGACGACTCGCTCGGTGCAAGCGAGCGGTGGCGCTGCGACGGGGCGGGGCATGTGGAACTGGCAGGATAATGTGTACACTGTATGGGATGGTACATTGTACAAGAATAACACCAGTCTCGGCGCGGTCGATGCGACGGGAGGGACATATGACTTCGCAATGACGCTCGGGGCGACGCCGCGGCTCGTCCTCGGGAATGGGGTGGAGGGGTATACCTACGATAATGCTGCTCTGGCGTTGATCGCTGA